GTTAGGACTTGCTATTGTCACGTTCTCTGAAATCATGTTGATTCCAAATGTAAACGGTGGGCCTAAGTACTGCATTGTGTGCAGAGATACGTCCGTAAACACTAATATTTGTTGGCGGGTCTCAAGTGCCGTGACAATTCGTGACCCAGAACCAACAAGCAAATCACCCGCTGTGTTCGTTGTCGTTGGTCGCCAATCTAATATGTTTTGTTGGTCTGAAAAACGAATAAGAAGCGGGTCTTGCGTAGAGCTTCCCAAAGGATTTGTGCCAAAAGCAATTACATGTCGATCAACATCAGAAATTATAACTCTAGTCGCTACTACAGGCGCATCAATTGATCCTGTAAGGTCGCTGAGTGCCACGGCGCGAGTTGTAAGAGGCGAGGCAACAGATGCGTCCCAATAATAAATACCCCCATTATATACATTGGACACTAAATCTTCGCCAAAGTTGTCATGCGTCCATAAACGAAGAGTATCAGTTAGTGCGTCTATAGCAGCAGCAGAACCCCATGAGCCACGAGACCATGTGCCTGCGCCCCAACCATTGCCAAAGACGGCGGTATCCAAACCGACATTGATTTGATACGCGCCTGTCGTGAAATCTCCACCATCTCCAGTGTCAGACGCATTCGCGGTCACAGGTGCGGGAGTGTATTCGCCGTCTATAGTGATGTCAGCAACGGATGACACTTCACGAGCAATAATTTTATAAGTATCGCCCGTTGTCGTAGAATCAACAATGATCTGATATTCTTGGTTAATAACGTCCGCAGTAATAGCACCACCCAAGGATGCTACTTCAGTAAACGTAACGAAGTCGTTATTTACCGCGCCGTGGCTTGGGTGGTTAACTACAATCGTAGAGGAGCCGTTTGTTGCTGTGAATGTAATAACAGGGACATTTTCTGTAACGCCAACTGTTGCTGGAGCGGTTACTCCCGCTGTAGCTTCTACACCTTCGAGAGTGACAGACGCATCGATGTTGCCGCCTATTGTTACAGAGCCTACGCCGCCAGTTGCAGACAAGCTGTCACTTACAGGAACCAACACCATAACATCTGCGCCATCGGTGTTTACAGCCACACGACCAACCTGACCCGCCGCAAAACCATTCGTTACCTGACCAATATCAAGATTAATTGTTGGGTCGCCAACTTCACCAGTTGCGTATACACCACTGACAGTAATTTCCATGTTTGCATTCGGAGGCACGGTTACTCGAATTGGGGTTATGTCATAATAACCTTGTCCACTTTCTATGTAATACTTTTCGCTTGTACCAAGACCTAAATAATTATCTAACGCAATTGTTCTCCATGAATGCAATGCGCGGCAGGAACCAAGAAAAGAGTTACTCCCTATTTTAGTCCAGCCACCTAACTTCTCAGGATAACCCATACGGAACCGAACTTTGTCCATATCGTACCAACCACCTTCGTTGCTATACGAGGTGGATTCTCGGTTAATACCGGGCTGGAACTGAAGTTTGGTTAACGGCATTTGCGCTATCCTTACGGCTTAGTGGGCCAGTCAGCCTCGTCCAAGTGGGGCCAGTTAGCGTGACTTGTGATGTCACGCAGTGCTTGGCGGTAAGCTGTCTCTTCGGAGGTCATTGTGCGATCCGCAACCGCCCACCAATCTGTTTCTGTCAGGCGATGATTTCGTTCCAGCCTATTGTTTGCAGCTTTTTCTTCATCAAGTTTTTGCTGATAATCAGCTTCTTGCTGCTCTCTTGTTACAGAATTACCGTCAGCGTCAAAGGTGTCTGAGAACATATCCCGCACAACCCAATTTTCTACCCAATCTCCATCTGAGTTTTGAACGGGCGTCCCCACTTCAACACTTTGATACGCTGAAACAACAGGTCTGTCTGACGGCAATATTTTGTCTACACCGAGATGTTCTAAAATAGCATCTGTCAATCCCTCACGAGGAAAAGAGGTGTTGGGAAAACATTGCTTCAGACCAGTCGCTGATGCAATAGTTCCCGTTGATCTAACCTTATATCTCATGCTTCACCTATGATATTGGAGAGTTTTGAGGACGGCTGTCACCACTTTGCACCACACCCGCCTTGTAGTTTGCATAGTTTGTTGCCCAGTCATAGGACGCACGGTCTGTTACACTAAACAAAGTTGTGCTTGAAGTAGACTCACTATTCCACGAACCATTTGTGCTGGTGGTATATGCAGTGACATCTCCAAAACCACCATCGCCTTGTTGTGCAGTTATGCCGTAACGGTTGTTGTAGGCTTTGTTGAGTTGATTGTCCACGGTTGTTGTGCTGAAGTCAGTTTTCAAGCAATATAGGAACCCAGCATACCCATCATATGTACTGTTATCGTAATAACTGGTGAAAATAACCAGTCTGTCACCGTCAACAAGAGCTGTATGAGGCGTACAATACTTACCGCTAGTTGGAGATGTTGTTTGATACGTTCCTAAAATTACAGGAGTAGTTGAACTTGAGAGGTTTACCCGACTAACTCCGTATTGTTGATTTACCATCCACAGGTAGCCATCATTGTCAAACCCTGCGGTCAAACTACCGTAGGAGGTGCCACCCGCATACTGGCGAGAAGGTGCGCCAGTAGCCGCCCTAATGCTCATCGAGTGCATGTTGCCATTGGATATGGTCATACGGAAAAGCTCCCCCGTACTCATTTTCACAGCATAGGCATAGGTTTCAGAGGCATCAATTGCCCAGTCATAAGTATTTGCAAAACCGCTATTAGTTTGCTGATAAGCTACTGAACCATCTGAGTTTACAAGCATTTGTCCATCACCGCTCTTCGTTAAAAGTAGCGACTTGCCATCTGACAACGGAATAAACTTTTTAATATTCGATGGTTCCGTACCCGAAGTTCCAAATTCTTTGGCCCATAAAACTGTGCCAGCCCCGTTAAGCCTTGCAATATAACTGAATTGTTCTCCGTTACCCGTATCGTAGAAGTTCTGTATACGGAAACTTCCGTTAGACATATCAATATTAAAACGATCTAAATCGATCATGTTTGCGTCAGCTTCAAGCATTATGTTGACGTTATAACCGCTAGAGCCTTTAGACGAGACAACACTACCTGCGCCATCTTGATACTCAGGTACTGTATATGTGGCGGCGGGATCGGTTGATATTCCGCTGCTCCCAAGTTGATCCGCCGCAGGGAACCCCTCGTATAGAAACCTGTCGGTAGGCACAGAGTTGCCGCTACTTACAGGATGCGTTGTAGTAGGCTCATACATAAGAGAGAAAGTGTAGTCCCCCATTGTCCTGAAATTACTAATCATATCGCTTGCGCCAATTTTGTCAAAGAAAGTTGACTGAACTGGCATAACACCATCGGGCGACCACCAAACGGTCATTGATTTTTCATAGTTAGCTATATTTCCTGGGGGAGCAAATTGATTGTCGGTCTTATAACCATAAGTACCCGTGCCAAGTTTTCTAATATTGTAAGGTGCATACGCAGCCGTATAAGTTGAGCCTATAAAAAATGGTAATTCAGCCACGTCAGTTCCTCCTGAACCTAAAAGAAGTTTGATAGCGCCCATCATGACATGTCATCTCCTGCTTGGAAGCCATAGTAAGTTGTGCCGCCGTCTTGTGTGTAGAACACAAACACATCGACCTCTCCCGATCCTGTTGTGTTGGGAGCAGACCCATTACTCCATACCACAGAAGCAGGCCATGTTAGAGATATTAGGGCAGAAGGCGTAACCTTTAAGATAAAGGCAGAGACACTGCCAGATGCTATGGGATTGGTGAAGCTGTAAGTTACGTTTGAACTAGGCGCATCTGAAAAGTAATTTCCAGTACTCAAGTCAACAACACCACTAGACACTGTCCCAACACTATCGGCTGTTTGCCCTGTTATTGTTATCACGTTGCTGGCATCCGCAGTGACAACCTTGCTGGCCTCAGACGTGCCAAGCGTTGCGATGTCGCTGTAGTTCAACTCTGCGGCTGTAGCCGTCACGCCGTCGAGAATGTTCAACTCGGCTGTGTCAGCAGTAATTCCATCTAGGACATTGATTTCCGCTGCCGTTGCGGTGACCCCCAAGTTTACAAGTGCCGTAACAATATTGCCTAAATCAGATAAGTTATTTGCAGATTCTAAATAGTCTGGAAGCTCTAAAGCATTAAGTAAGCTAACAACCGCTGCGGACGCACCTGCACCGTCACAATATATAATATCGTTTTTTCCAGCAGAAACAGTTACATCTGCGCCAGCACCTTGACTAATAATAACACTCTGTGAAGTGCTGTTCTGTATAAAATATAACTTCTGTGCATTATTAGGCAAAACAGTGATTGTGTGAGTTACACCGGGGCTTCCGCCTAAAATAAGAACCTTAAACTGCCCATCTGACAAAGCACCGTCTGCCGTTTGCAAGTTGGAGCTTGCTCCAGAAAGTGAAAGTGAACCTACGCCATTTGTGATGCGGTCAAGGATGTCAAAGTTTAAGTTAGTGGTACTACCCCATGATCCAGACTGTTCACCTGTTGCAATCTTTTCTATGCCACCGTTATCTGTGTATGTACTTGGCATTCATGTCACCTTTACGCCGCTATCTCTGTCCATATAGTACCCGGATTAGGCACTATTCTACCCCAAACTAATGGAGATGTCACCTCACCAATACCTGCAACGCCCGTTGGAACAACCACAACCGCCCCAGTGACCGTTACACTGCCGACTTGCCCTGTAGCAGAAACACCTGTGACAGACAAAATTGTGCCACCTGTGGCAACAACATCACCAACTGCACCAGTGCCTGCAACCCCATCAGGAGAAACAACCGCCGTACCAGTAATAGTGACTGATCCAACAGATGATGCTGCGGATATCCCTGTAGTTGGTACATTTGCATCTGCTGATGCGGTAACGTCGCCAACCTCTCCAGTGCCTGCAACCCCAGTAACCGAATAAATAGAGGTAATATTTACATCACCGATTCCACCAACGGCTTCTACTCCAGTAACTGAGACTATTGCCCCACCTGTAGCAATGGACACCCCTGCTTCACCAGTCGCTTCAACGCCAGTGGCGGAAACAACAGCGTCGATGATAGCAATAGCAGTGCCAACCTCACCTGTGGCGGCAATACCTGTCGGGCTGACTATGGCGTTGCCTGCCGCCGCTGCCCCGCCAGTAGCCATTGCGGCTTCTACACCAGTAGCGAAAGCACGGACTACGTTCCGTGCGATAGCGTCACCAACAGCAGTTGTAGCTGCTACACCCGTAACACTGACGGCAATATCAACAACACCTGTGTCGCTAAAACTCGTCTGTGAAAAGGATGTAAAGCCAAACATTAGTTATCCCTTACGCATAAGCTGCCGAAGACAGTACGCCGATCCAGTTGCTACCGCCATCTCTAGTGTAGAACACATATAAGTTGCTTTCACCACTGGCAGGTGCATCAGGGGCTGTACCGCCAGCCCAGTCTACAGATGAGGGCCATGTGAGAGTGGAGCCGTTGCCCGTTACCTGTAGAACAAAGCCTACGGCACGACCAGAAGTAACCCCGCCAAAAGAAAACGTAGTGTTGCCTGTCATGGTAAGGCTAAAGCCACCAGCATTATCTGCATCTGGAGCCGGGGAAGTGCCAGATAAAGCATCATAGTCTTCTTGAACGCTTTCCGCGAAGACAACACCAGAAAAGGATGGAGAGGAAGAAACATTAAGAGTAACGGAGCCGGATGCGCCACCACCCGTTAAGTTAGTACCCGCCGTGACGCCAGTGATGTCGCCAGTATTTGTGGTATAGCCAGCACCGTTCGTTAGCTGGTTGTTGTTGGTAATGTAGTTGGCGTTAGTAGCGCCTGTATAGCCCAAGTTCGCCAAGGTAAGTGTGTGAGAACCAAGGGCTGTAACGTGTCCATATGTGTCAAGCGTCACATCTTGAATAACCGTAGCACCACTGTTGTCTACGCTGCTTTGAGAAGAAGTATCAGCGTGACTGAGCGTACCACTGCCAGTAATAGTGCCACCTGTTAAGCCACCACCAGTAGCTACAGATGTTACTGTGCCTGTTGTTGTTGAGTAACCAGAATCGTTGTTAAAACCGCTGATGTTGATATTGCCCTTGGTTAGCTTGCGCTGCGCGTTGGACGTATCAACCACTACAAAATAATCGCCGTCACCGTCTGTGGTGGAGGTGGAAAGCTCGCTTAAATCTACATTGACGGTAACCGTAGCAGTTTCACTTCCCCCACCAGATACATCGATTGCTGTACCCGCAGTAATGTCCGCCACATAATTACCTGTAGTGTCCGTACCAAGTGCTACAGAGTTAGCAGCAATAGTAGCCGCAATAGATGCGTTACCAGAGCCGTCAAAAGAACCTGATGTACCTGTAACGTCTCCAGTTAGGCTAATTGTTCTTCCTGTTTCTAATGCTGTAGCCGTGGCAGCATTTCCAGAGGTATCCTGATTACCTGCTGTATTAACACCTGCTAAGTCTATATTTGCAGAGCCATCGAAAGACACACCGCCTATAGTCCTAGCTGTTGCTAAAGTTGCCGCTGTAGACGCATCTACGTTAGTTACATTCCGCCCATCTGCGGCAGCTATATACCCACTAGCGTCAAGGTATACGGCTTTTTCGGCAGGCTGCGTAATAAACACATCCTTGTTTCCCGCCCCTAGATTTACAGCACTTCCTGAGTTGGAACTTTCTAGGATCGTTGTTCTGGCAAGCGTAGTTCCTGATGAGGTGAATGTACCAAGCCCAACCTCAAATGCACCTGTAGCTGATTCAAAGATTCCATAGTAAGTGGTATCTCCGTCTGACAGCACAGACGTAAAGGTTTGAAACCCTGCCACAGCGCCAGCTAATGTCAGGGTTCCAGTACCAGTCGTCGCGGTGGTCTCTTTCACACGATCTTTTACAACAAGTGCCATCGCAACAATCTCCTAGCTAACTACAGTTTAGGCGATACGAATTATCGCGTTAGTCGCATCCGCTGTGGGGAACGCAATCTGAAAATCGCCCGCCGTAGAAGTTTTGTCTGAACCAAAGTCTAGGACCACAACAGTGTTTGTTGTACCCGTGCCTGCACCCTCGGTTGTGTTGTAGATCAACGCACCGCGAGCAGTGATTGTAGCAGATGTAAACGTGATATCCGCAAAATCAGTAAACGCTGTCGTGCCAGAAGAAGAAGGGTCGATGCGCGTCAACGTGCCACCACCCGCAGAATACGAACCAGAGTCGCCTACTTCGTTAGTAGCCGTGTAATCTGTCGTCGCTGCGGTAAACGAAGCACTGTTGTCATACAGAGCGAGATTAAAAGTGTCGCCGCCGCTGAGTAGAAAGTTATGTCCGCCTTCAAGAAGCTCTTTCTTGAATGACGTACACATGAAGTTACCAGTAAAAGCCATGTCAAAGTCTCCTTATAAGATCGGCTAGTTCGGGGTGTCCCGCGTCATTAAGTGCATTATATACACTAGTTCTGTCGCTTCGAATAGCCTGCCGCATATAATATGCAACAAGCGTCTCAATGTGCTTTTGATAAGCACGAGCTTGATCCCTGATAGCTGGGGGAGCTGTATCGGATACAGAGATCAACTTCTGAACGCATTGCTCAGAAAGTTCTTCAGGTGTGAAGCCACGACCTTTAGTAGTATTAACTAATACCACTTGTTCATTTTGGGGAACATTTACATTCAATTCAAACATCTACATCTCCAACCTTGGCTGACCATCACGGTAATCGTCTCGCTTTAGTCTTCCTTCACCAAGAACCATCAGTCGCTGCATAGCGTCTTTAAATCTCTGTTGATACATTGCAAGCACATCGCCATCGCCCTTCATAAATATGTAAGCGTTTATGAGACTGCCGTACAATAGAGC